GTATTTAATAACTTTTTGAATATCTATAACGAAGAATGCACTAATCTACCGAAATGCTTGAAGATAACTGAAAAAAGAAAAATAGCAATAAATAAATGCTTAAAAGAAAAGATAGATGAAGAAGTATTTAGGCAAATATGCATTAAAGCAAATCAATCAGATTTTTTAATAGGCGAAAACGACAGAAACTGGAAAGCAGACTTTGATTTTGTAACAAGAAGCGATAAAGCAATGCAGATTCTAGAAGGAAAGTATGAAAATAGACAGAAAAGTAACAATATTTTTTACGAAATAGGAAAGGAGGAAGGAATATTTTAGATGACTAGAGAAGACACAATAAAGATATTAAGCATATTAAAAGCAAGTTATCCGAACTTCTACAAGGATATGAGCAAAAAAGACGCAGAAACAACAGTGAATTTATACACAGAAATGTTTGAACACAATGACTCAAAGTTAGTCGCAATTGCGATAAAAGAATTAATACAACATCAAAGCTATCCACCAACAATAGCAGATATAAAGAATAAGATAGATGATCTAACTACTCCAGACGAATTAAATTCAAGTGATTTATGGGAGATATTCAAAAAAACAATTCAAAAAGGTTACTACGGGAACCTATCAGAGTTTGAAAAATTACCAGATTCAATAAAAATATATCTAGGAAACAATCCAGGAAGAATTAATGAAATAGGGATGATGGAGAGTAATACTTTGAACACTGTCGAAAAGGGAATTTTTATGAGACAAATAGAAGCTATAAAAAATAGAATAAAAAGTCGAAAGATGATGTTACCAGAAACTCAAAAATACTTAAATAACTTTTTAAGTGGCAACGCAGGAATTCAATTTTTGAATTAGAAAGGAGACATAAATGGATTATTTAGATGAATTAGAACTTGAACTAATTGATTTAGAGTATGAAGAATACATAAATGAACTAGTTAGAGAAGAATACTTAAAATCACAAAATTTAGAAAAATATATTTAGAACGCTTTAAAATCGATTTTAAGGTAAAAAACAATTAAAGCAACAACTTATATTATTTCAATATAAAAATAAAAATTTGATAAGGCTATTTTGAAAATTTAAGCATATAGAGAACGCTTGTAAAAGTAAAATAATAGAGAGGAGGTAAAATGGAAGAAACAGAAGAAATAAAACTATTAAATCCACAAGAAGTCAGCAGAGAAACAGGAGTTGGACTGTGTACAGTTTACGAATGGTTTAAAAGAACAGACTTTCCAAAAGTTCCTGATACTAGAATCAACAGAATAAGCAAACGTGCATTAGGATTTTGGTTAATGAAAATAGATTATAACCAAATAGTTAGAGAAGCAGTCGAAAAAGAAGTAAAAAAGGATTTTAGGAGGTGATAATGGGAGAGAAAGTTAGAAAACGAACAAGAAAAATAGGTTTTTTGAGAAAAAGACGCATAAATCAAAAGAAAAGGAGGCAAAAATGAATATAAAAGAAAAAATTGAATTAATAGAAACATTACTAACTTGTAATAAATACGGAAATTCCGAATTTGCTAAAAGAAAAATAATGGAAGTTTGCGATGAAATAAAAAAAGAACTTGATAGACAAGCCCTAAACAAATCTATCAAGAAAACAAATGTATAAAAAAAGATATACAGTTTGAGTATAGAACATTTTATTGAAAAAGTAAATATATGAAAGGATATTGCAATTATGGAGAGTAGTAGAGAAAAGTGGTTAGAAGAACGAAAAGCAGGAATAGGTGGTTCGGATGCTGCTACAATCGTAGGTTTAAATCCATATACTGACAATATTAAATTATGGGAAATAAAAACTAAAAGAGCAGAACAAGAAGATATTTCAAATAAGCCGTGTGTAAAATATGGCGTTGAAATGGAAGATAATTTAAGAAATAGTTTTGCAATAAAACATCCAGAATTTGAAGTAAAACATGAAGAAAATAAAATAATAAAACATCCTAAATATCCATTTTTATTTGCAAGTTTAGATGGAATATTAACAAATAAAGAAACTGGAGAAAAAGGAATATTAGAAATTAAAACATCTGAAGTTTTAAGAAAATCACAAAAAGAAAAATGGAATAATCGAGTCCCGGATAATTATTTTATTCAAGTGTTACATTACTTGAATGTTACAGGATATACATTTGCATATTTATTTGCAGAATTAAAACATTCTGAAGATTTACAAATATTAAAAACATATAAGTTTGAACGAAATAATTTTGTTGAGGATATAAATTATTTACAAGAAAAAGAAATTGAATTTTGGAAATATGTTGAGGAAGATAAAAGACCTCCATTAGTACTACCAAAATTTTAAAGAAGGAGAATTTTAAATGGAATTAAAAGTAGATGAAATAAAAGAACTATCACCAATTAAATTTAATTACGAAGAAATAAAAAATTGGGTAATAGAGAAATCAAAAGAATATAAATCAATAGTTTATACAGAAGATACTATAGAAAATGCAAAAACAGATAGAGCTACACTAAACAAAGTAACAAAAGCGATAAATGATGAAAAGATTAGATTAAAAAAAGAAGTATTAAAACCTTTTGAAGATTTTGAAAAGAAATGTAAAGAATTACAAGGAATAATGATTGAAGCTACCAACTCAATAGATTCACAAATTAAGTCTTTTGAAGAAAAAGAGCAAAATAGAAAAAGAGAACAAATAAAAGAAATCTTTAATACATATATAGGAGATTTTAAAGATTTAATTGGTTTTGAAGCAATATTTAATTCAAGATGGTTGAATAAAACATACTCAATAAAAAATATTGAAGAAGAAATAAAACATATAGTTGTTAAAACTAACAATGATTTTGAAGTTATTGATGGACAAATTAAAGATGAAATAATTAATAAGCAAGTAAAAGCTTATTACTTTAAAAACATTGCAGAGCCAACAGTTTTAGGAAATTCTTTACAAGAAGGATTAAAAATTGTTGAAGCTAATAAGAAGCTTGAAGAATTTAAAAAGCAACAAGAAATAAAGCAAGAAAATAAAAATGAAATTAAAACAGAAGAAGTAAAAGGTAATACTGAGAAAGTTGCAATTAGAGAAAATCAAGAAACAATAGAAACAATCGATTTTAGAGTTTGGGTAACTAAAGAACAAAAAATGCAATTAAGAGAATTTTTAATTCAAAACAATATTAAGTATGGAAAGGTTGATTAGTATGGAAGTAAAAAATAGTTTAGTAAATAAAGAACCAAAACAAACATTTAGTGCATTTTTAGCAACAGATGCAATGAAGAAGAAAATAAATGAAATGGTAGGAGGAAAGGACGGACAACAATTTGTAACAGCAATAATATCTGCAGTTTCAACAAATCCTCAATTAGCAGAATGTGAAAATTCTTCAATAGTTTCGGCTGCTTTATTAGGACAAGCATTGAAATTGAGCCCTAGTCCTCAGTTAGGGCAATACTACATAGTCCCTTTTAATAATAGTGATAGAGGATGTAAAGTTGCACAATTTCAATTAGGATACAAAGGATATATTCAATTAGCAATACGAAGCGGACAATATAAAAAGATAAATGTATTAGCAATAAAAGAGGGAGAACTAATTGAATACGACCCATTAAATGAAGAAATAAAAGTGAATTTAATAGAAGATGAAGAGTTAAGAGAACAAGCAGAAACAATTGGATATTATGCAATGTTTGAATATATGAACGGATTTAGAAAAACTATATATTGGACAAAGCAAAAAATGGAAGCTCACGCTTTGAAATATTCAAAAGGATATAAAGCTAAAAAAGGATATGCATTTTGGGAGAAGGATTTTGATGGAATGGCTTACAAAACGATGTTAAGACAATTGATATCAAAATGGGGAATTATGAGTGTTGATATGCAAACAGCGATGGAAAAAGATATGGCAGTAATTAAGGAAAATGGAGATTATGAATATATTGATAATAATTCAAATGAAATAGATGTTGTTTCAAATGAAAAGTTAAACGAAGAAAAAGTTGAAATACAAGAAAATGTAAACGATAAGAAAGAAGAATACGAAGATCCATTCTTAAATTAATAAGGAGATAAATTGTAATGATAGGAACTAAAAAAGAGATACTACATAAACTTATTAATTCAGATGATGAAGAAAAAGTATATGAAATAAAAGAATACAAACAAAAAAGAAGTTTAAATGCAAATAACTTATTGTGGTTGCTAGTGAATAAGCTAGCAATTGCAATAAAAAGTACAGCAGATGAAGTATATATATCAATGCTTAAAAGATACAGTGAGTGTCAATTAGTTAGTGTGAAAAGTGAAATAAATGTAAATGGATTTTTTAAATACTACGAAGAAGCGGGAAAATCAATTTTAAAAGGTCAAAGCTATACACACTACAAAATATACTTAGGTAGTTCGGAAATGAACACAAAACAAATGTCACGATTAATTGATGGCGTGATAGATGAATGCAAGGCTTTAGAAATAGAAACAATGCCTGAAGAATATGTGAAAAGAGTAAAAGAAGAATGGAAATAAATGGAAGAGATATTAGAAATGTTAGACAAAACATCAAAAAAAACAAATTCGAAAATTGATGTAGAAGTTATTGGAAAGAATACTGAAGTTAAGATTTTTGGAGATACGATTGGAGTATTAGCAGGAATTTCAGAAATTATAAAATTAACAAAAGTACGAATGAAGGAAGATGGAACAGATGAAAAAGAAATAAATGGAGTTTTGGAATCAGTTTTTAAAGAAGGAATGGAGGCATAAAATGGAAGAGTTATTATTAGAAAAATTAAATGAAGCAATACCTGGAGCAGACGCAGAATTTAAAATAAAAGTTAGAGGTAGCGATTGTAAAACAGAAGGTGAAGGAACTATTGCTGGAATTTTATTAGCACTTTTATCATTTACTGCGGAAATAAAAGAGCATTTAGAAAGAGATGGAATGGATAAAAGAGTAGTTAAGTTTTTATTAGAAAATTCTTTTTATACTGGAATGGAGGAAACAGATGAATAAAATAATCTTAATTGGCAGATTGACCAAAGATATAGAAATAAGATACACACAAAATCAAAAAGAAGTAGGAAGTTTTGATTTAGCAGTAAATAGGAACTATAAAAACTCAAATGGAGGACACGATACAGATTTTTTTAAGTGTATAGCATGGGGAAATCTAGCAAAAACAATACAAACATATACATCAAAAGGTTCTCAAATAGCAATAGAGGGAAGAGTTGAAAACAGAACATATCAAGCAAACGACGGAACAAATAGATATGTAACAGAGGTGGTTGTTGAAGGAATGCAATTATTAGATAGCAAAAGGAACTATGCTACAACTGAACAAGAAGAAATTGTTCAATCGGACGACTTGCCGTTCTAAGGAGATAAGATGAAAAGATATAGTATATTAAATAATTTAGGAACTTGCTACTTTTGTGGCAAGCCTAGAAATGCTATTCATGAAGTTTACTTCCGGAAAGAATAGGCAATCTAGTATAAAAAATGGATTTTGTGTTGGATTATGCACATATCATCACAATGGTAGTAATGAAGCAGTACATTTCAACATACAAAGCGACTTAATACTAAAAAGAGTGTATCAAAAAGAATACGAGAAAACGCATAGTAGAGAAGAGTTTATAAAATTAATAGGAAGGAATTATTTAGATGAATAAAAATGGAAACAATAGTGGTTACAGGAAGAGATTACTTGAAGAATATAATCAATTAAAAGAAAGGTATACTAATTTAAGGTTATTTTTAATAGGAAATACAAAATTAAGAGCTATAGACTTTACACTTATGTGTAAGCAAAAAGAGATAATGGAAAACTACATACAAATATTGGAACGCAGAATTGAAAAGTTAGAAGATTCACAAAAAAATGAAAAAATTATTTTACATCATACAGGAATAATTAAAAATTAATTTTAAAAGGAGAAACTCATGTGGTTTGTAAGCGAAAAGAAATATAAGAGATTATTAGAAGAAAATGAGGATTTAAAAAATTTATACAATAACTTAAAGGTTAGATTTATTTCTTTAAATGAAGAATATTGCAGTTTTAGACTAGCACAGAAAGAAGAAAAGAAAAAAGCAAGAGGTGAAGTATATTTATTAAATGAAAATGAAAAATTGACAGAATGGATTAGAGATATTTTAAAGGTTTTTGGCGAAGAACAACCAGATAATTGCACTGTTCCTATAAAGATACCATATTTCAAACATAATAAAGAATTTAATAATGTGGTGTCTTGTGGTTTTCTTCCCAAAGAAGGAAAAGCTGGTTATATTCCAACAGAAGAAATAATTATACCTGAATTACATATAATAGTAAGAGGCATATAGAACATTTATTAAACAAAAATTTAAAGGAGTAATAAAAATGAATAAAATAAAAATAAAGAATAAATATACTGATGAAGTGATTTTTGAATATGAATGCGATAATAACACGATAAAAAAGACGGTGGAAGAAGCGGTAAAAAGAAGCATTGATTTAACTTTTGCTGATTTAAAAAGAGCAAATTTATCTGGTGCGAATTTGAAAGCTGCTAAATTGAACAATGTAGATTTAGATTTTGCTGATTTAAGCGATGCTGATTTAAGCAATGCAAATTTAAGCGATGCTTATTTAAATAATGCTAATTTAATGGATGCAAACTTAGAATATACAATTGCCAAAGAAACTAATTTTGAAAATGCTGATTTACATTCGGCTAATTTAAATCATACATATTTATTTAGTGCCAATTTTAATAGAGCTAAATTAAAAAATGCAAGTTTAAGGTATGCAGATTTAAGTAATGTTAATTTCAATTATTCAGATTTAAAAAACGCAGATTTGAGTTTTTCAAATTTAGAAGATGCAACTTTAAGATTTGCTTTATTAGATAAAACAAATTTATGTTATTCAGATTTAGAAAGAGTTCACTTCATTTGTGTTCAATTAAAAAATGTATCTTTAAGCTATACAAATTTAAACAGTATTAATTTTAATAATGATGCTGATTTTTAATAAAAATATAATTTTAAGATTTAAAAGGAGAATACAAATGAAGACACCTAAATACCATAACAGAAAATTAAATTTTATAAAAAGAATAAATAATTTATATTTATTTGAAGACCCAAAAACAAAAATAAAAACAACATTCACACTACAGCAGCTCGCCGAATTTAATAAAAAAGCTAAAGAAATATTAATAAAACAAAATATAAACAATAATATATTTTATTGTGAAGATAGGAATATAAAAAAAGAAAAAGAACAGATTAAAAAAGCTAAAGAGAACAAAGAGACTTTAGGTGAAAAAATATATAATTACTTAATTAAAAATCCTAGTAAAACAGGAAAACAAATTTGCCAAGATTTGAATATTGGAAGTATAGAAAAAATACCAGGAATAATCAGAGGTCATAATTCAAGAAGAAAGAATGAATATAAACAAATATTACATACAAAACAGAAAACAGGAAAAAGTGGTAATAATATAAATATTTATTATGTGGAGGTATAAATGGATACAATAAGTTTTGTAATAGATGTAGTACCAAGAACTAAAAAGAACAGTAGTAGAAT